GATGGTGGTTCTCATCCTAGCCCTGCCTATGGTGGAGGCGGTGGCGGTGGCGCTGGTGGTGCTGGTCAATCCGCATCTGATGGTGTTGGAGGAGTTGGTGGTATAGGAGCTAGATTACCCTCAACTTTCCAGTCTGATTTAGTTGGTGCTGGTGCTCCTGGACCAGGATCTGGTGATGCTGCCAAATGGTGGGTTGGCGGCGGCGGTGGTGGAGGAGGTTATGGTTCCTCAAACGCTGGTCGTGGCGGTGGTTCTGGATCACCAGATGCGGGTTGGGCTGGCGGTGGTAATGGCGGAGGTGCTGATCTTTCACCAACTGCGTCAAAATCTGGTCAAGGTGGCACTGGTGGCGGTGGCGGTGGTGGATCATATGGCCCACCAGCACCGCTGCAACCCGGTGCTCAGGGAGGATCTGGTTTGGTTCTCATTGCCTACACAGCAGTCTAAATAACTAAAAATATAAACCCATGTCAAAATTACAAGTTGACGACGTTGTAAATAAGGATGATGACGGTGCCGTTAGTTTTCCCAAGGGTGCCGTCGTCACTGGTGTAACAACTGCCACATCATTTAGCGGTAATGTATCTGGCACCACTGTTGTCGCATCAAGTTCAGTTAGTGTTGGTGGAACAAGTGTCAACACACTCATTGACGGCAAAACATCACCAGGCAAAGCAATCGCATTGTCTATGGTCTTTGGTTGATAAATAAACAAAAGAGGTATCGTAGGAAATGGCTGCTCCTAATATTGTAAATGTTAATACCATTACTGGGGTAGTAACATTTGTGTCTAGTATCAACACACAACAGGGTGGAATGTCCGTCATTGCCTCTAACCCTGCTTCTAGTGGTAAAGTATTAAAGATTAACACACTAACTGCTGCTGGTATTGGTGCTACTTGTGGTGTTACTGTTAAATTATTCAATCAAGCAGCGGGAGCAGGAACATCAACAGGTATTGCTCATACCGTATCAGTGCCCGTGTTCTCATCACTGGTTATAATTAGTAAAGAGAATTCAATATACGTTCAAGAAGATCAATCAATCGCTGCCTTTAAGCAAGTGGGTACAGGTGGAAATATAGATATTATTTGCTCTTACGAAGACATTAGTTAAGGAGGATAAACCATGGGATATCTAGGCAGACGCATAGGTTTATCACAAGACAACGGAGATTCTAATCCAGGAGCAGCAGGTGGTGCTGTTGGTGGTGGATTATTAGATTTATTTGCACATGGATATTTTGAGAGACAAGGAGATCTTTACAATGCTCCTGGAACAATCGCACGATTTGGTTTAACAGCAACTGGTGGTTACATTACTGATTATACTTCTGGGAGTGATTTTTACAGAGCACATATCTTTACCTCATCAGGAACTTTTAATGTAACTGATGACACTAGTGATTTTGGTACTAATGTTGAATATCTTGTAGTAGCTGGTGGTGGCGGTGGTGGTGGATCAAACGCTGGTGGTGGTGGCGCTGGTGGATTGAGAACTAATTTACCTGGAGTACAAACCGCTGGTGGAACACCATTAACAGGATCTACATTTCCAGCACCAGCAACAGGTGGAAATGGAAGTGGTGTTTATACTGTAACAGTTGGTGCGGCTGGTGGTATGTCCAGAGGTATTGGACCTTCATCTCAACGAAGAGATGGAAATGACGGAAATGATTCATATTTTGGGCCACCTTCAACTCCAAATGGAATAACCTCATCTGGTGGTGGAGGAGGAGGAGCAGAAAGTAGTCCTCACCCATTAGGTGGTGCTGGTCACCCAGGTGGATCTGGTGGCGGCGCTGGTGCTTATAATGGACCAAGAGTAGGAGGATCAGGAAATAGTCCTCCATTCTCACCAATTCAAGGACATGATGGTGGTAATGCTCAAGAATCTCCTGAAAGATTTGGTGGTGGTGGAGGTGGTGCTGGTCAAGCTGGTGTTGAAAGTGGTCCTGAATGGGGAACTGGTGGTAATGGTGTTCAAGTCGCAATTGCTGGTCCAGCAGCAGATACAACTGGTGTTGGTGCATTAAATCCTGGTCCAGGACAATATCAATGGTTTGCCGGTGGTGGTGGAGGTGGATGGAATCCTGATCCTCCATCTAATCCAAGTCAAGGTGGTGTTGGCGGAGGTGGTGCTGGTGGTAATGGAGATCCACCAAATGGAGACCAAATCCAAGCAACACAAGGTCAAGGAACCACTGGTGGTGGCGGTGGTGGTGGAACCAACAATGAACCAGGAGCTGCTGGTGGTAGTGGTATTGTTATCATCAGATATCAAATTGGAGAAGCTGCTTCAACTAAAGCAACTGGTGGCATAGTAACTCAGTTTGCTGCGGATTCACCCTCACCAATGGCAGGTAAAACTATTCATGTTTTTGTCTCCTCCGGTGTATTAAAGAACCCATCAGGATCTCCAATCACAAACGCAGACTATCTTGTGGTTGGTGGTGGCGGTGGCGGTGCTGGTACTAATCTAAGTGGTGATGGTGCTGCAGGTGGTGGTGCAGGTGGTCTTATATCATCTCATCCAGAGATGCCAGGAGGGACAAAAGGATCTCAAATCACTATTCCAACTAGTGATATGACCATTGTTGTTGGTTCTGGTGGAGGAGGTGCTGCTGGTGCTGCACCAGGAGCTCCAGCACCTTCAGGTAATGGCATACCTGGTTCAGTATCATACTTAGGTATTCCACTACAGGCATCAGGTGGTGGTGGAGGTAGTCTTGGTGCAAGTGAAAATGGTCAAGCGGGTGGATCTGGTGGAGGTTCATCAGGTGGAGGATCTGCTGGAGATGGTGGTGCAGGAAATACTTGGACTCCTGATTCTCCAAATCATCCAGGAACCATGAGTAATCAAGGTTACGCTGGTGGTAAAGGAAATTCTCCACCAATCAATAACTATGGTGCTGGTGGAGGTGGTGGATTCACTGAAGTTGGTGAAAGTGGTGGAGATGGTGGTGGTAACGGAGGTGCTGGAATCTCCCTTTCTATCTCAGGCACATCCACTGGTTATGGTGGTGGAGGTGGCGGTGGTGCTGCTGTTCCAAGACCTACCGTTCATCATGGAACTGCAACTCATGGTGGTGGAGCAGGAGCAACTGGTAATCCTGGTGGCACTTTTGCATCTGTTATAGGACAACACGCAACATTTAGCACTGGCGGTGGCGGCGGCGGTGGTGCTGGAGGACCATTCCCTGGTATGCCAACGGCAGAAGTGGAAACAACTTATGGAGGTAATGGTGCTCCAGGGATTGTCATCGTTGCTTATCCAACCTAAATAACTAAAAAGTAGATAAGATGTCACAGCTATTCGTTGACAATATAAAGAATAGAACAGGTGGTGCCATCGGCGCACCATCCGGTATTGTTGTGACTGGTGTCAGCACATTAGGTGGAGATGTTTCCATCGGCGGAACACTGACCTACGAAGATGTCAAGAATATTGACTCGGTTGGTATTATCACCGCACAAAGTGGAATCAGAGTTTCATCTGGTGGTGTTGGAATTGCGGATTCAATATTCCATCTGAGTGACACTAACACTGCCATCAGGTTTCCTGCTGCTGATACATTTACAGTAGAGACTGGTGGTAATGAGAGACTTCGTGTAACTTCTGGTGGTCTGATTGATGTTAGCGGTGGTATTCAAGTTTCTGAAAACATAACTCCTACAACTGGTAGTGGTGTTGAAATCTTTAAACCAAGTTCTTCATCAGGACAGATATCAGCATTTGACAGAGATGGTGCTACTTGGATGGACCTTATTTTCAAAGGTGCCACTCAGCAGCTCTATACAAATGGGACAGAAAGACTTCGTGTTGATTCTGCTGGTAGAACTTTAATAAACACTTCATCAAGTATTGCTACTGAACCTGATGCACAGGGATATACACCAGCATTACAAGTAGTTCATGCACCTTCAAGCGCAGGGACTAATGGTGTAAGCATTAATCGCTTTCAAGCTGGAAATGCATTTGCTGCTCCTCTTATTTTTCAAAAGAGTAAAAATGACACTATTGGCAGTCACACAATAGTTGCTGATAATGATGAATTGGGTGATATTAGTTTTGCTGGAAGTGATGGTGCAGCATTTAGAACTGCTGCAAGAATTAATGTTGATGTGGATGGCACACCTGGTTCCAGCGATATGCCAGGACGTATTCAGTGCTCCACTACCGCAGTTGGTGATGCAACACCAACAGAAAGACTCCGCATTGATTCATCTGGTCGGGTGATGATTGGTGCGTCATCTCCTGTCGCTGGTGCTGACACTAATACGCGAGTTCAAATATCTCAAGACGTTGGCTCCAACACTTCTGTTCTTGCTGTTGAAAATACAGCAAGTAGTGGTAATTTATCTTGTATTAGAGCAAGATTGAGAAATTCTGCACCAGACAGTATTTTCAGCGCATTTTTATCATGCGATGATAGTAGTGCTGGCAGCAAAGCAGTGATCAGAAGTAATGGTGGACTTGCAAACTACAGCGCCAACAACGCCAACCTTTCTGACCGCAACACTAAAAAAGACATTACCCTCGCTTCTGATACTTGGAACTCAATTAAAAATTGGGAGATTGTTAATTTCCGATACAAGGAACAACCAGATGATGCTGATCTAAATCTTGGTGTTATTGCACAGCAGATAGAGGAAATCTCTCCTGAGATGGTTACTATCTATCAAGAGGCAAAAGAAGCCACTGAGACAGAACCTGCTCGCGAACAACGCTTGGGAGTTAAAGAACAGCAGATGCAATGGATGGCAACTAAAGCACTCCAAGAAGCAATGGCAAGAATTGAAACCCTTGAGACACAAAATGCAGCTCTTGAGGCAAGACTTACTGCGCTTGAGGGTTCATAACTCTAGATTTAAATAATTGACACCCCATAAAACCTGATATATAATATCCCTGAATACATCATAGGCATATGGCATTTCAATCAGTTTGGTATTATACCAGCCTGCCAGAAAATATTGTGGAACTTATCGAGAGCGACTTGGCAGAGAATTTCGATGAGCAAATGGCAGACTCCCGTCTTCATGGTGACGCACTGAATAAAGATAAAAGAAACTCACAAAATACCTGGATTCCCACAGCACATTGGGTTGCTGGATTCCTTTGGCATTATGTTCAACGTGCGAACCGTGAGAACTTTCTATATGATTTAAGAAACATTGATGGAGAGAGTCTTCAATATACGCGATACGGTGAGGGTCAGTTCTATGGATGGCATAATGACGCTGGATTAGCAACACAATACAAACCTGTGAGTGTTGGTAATCGTGCCGAAGGATTAGCACAAGACTTTGTAAACGAGAACATTGAACTTGTTCGTAAGTTATCATTCTCTATTCAGTTGTCTGACCCTGATGATTATGAAGGTGGTAATCTTGAATTGATTGATGAGGCAAACCAACACTACATTGCCCCAAGACAAAGAGGATGTATTTGTTTATTTGACTCTCGCACACAGCATAGAGTTCTGAAAGTAAAAAAGGGCACCCGTAAATCCATTGTGGGTTGGGTTGTCGGACCACGCTGGAAGTGAGGTAAACATGGCAGAACAAATGAGCGACATTCAATTATTGTTTCAGGAGAGACAAAATACTGGAACTGCTTGGACTCGTAATGATAGTTTTGAAAAGAATGGATACCTAGTAGTTAAGGATTTGTGGGATGTGGAAGAACTGTATCACCCTCTTCCTGAATTAAGAGGACAACTTAACTATTGGGATAAGAATCCTGAACACTTTCAACATGTACCTAATGAACAACAGGTAGAAGGTTCACTCGCACGTTACTGGCATCCACAGTATCGTAAGATTCACACGGGTGTTCGTAAGAAATTAGAAGAAATTATTGGTCGTCCGCTTTACAACACATATTATTATGACAGATACTACTTCCCAGGACAGGAATTAACCACACACGCTGATCGTGATGCGTGTGAGATTTCAGTATCGGTTCACATTGGCACCAATCTTACTGGTGACGATGCTGATTGGCCCTTCTGGATTAAGACTCCCGATACATTTACCGATAAGAAAAAGACAACCATCCTGATTCCTGGTGAGAATAGAAGTGTTGTATTGAAACCTGGTGATGGATTATTATATAAAGGATGTGAACGTCCACATTGGCGTGAACCTATGCCAGGAAAGGCGAAGAAAGTATTTGGTAAAAAGATTGAACTCTACTACCATCAAATCTTCTTCCACTATGTGTTACAAGATGGGCGACGTGCTCACTGTGCATGGGATAGAGCACGATGAGAGCACCACTTTTTGAATACCCCACCTATCAATATCAGATTAAAGACTGGGAGTTCAAGAAGAAAGGACTACTCAAAAGGTTAAAGGAGGAGAAGTTTATTAGAACTGACCTCCAAACCTTTGAGACCGATAGGCAGACTAATAAGAAGTCTTATCTTCGTTACTTTCAAGATTTAATTAAACCGGAGTTGATGGAGTTTTGCCAAGAGGCACAGGTTACTTGTGGTATGACTGACTGTTGGGCAGTTCGATATCAAAGAGGAGACCAGCAAACCATACACAATCACAGAAGTTTTGGATTTAGTGGTATCGTATATGCCGAGTATGACCCTAAAATTCATACTCCTACTTGTTTTGTAGCACCATGGCAAGATCCAAGGTCTGATACCACGTCATTAGCATACCCACAGAATGTAAAAGAGGGAACTATTTTCATAGCACCATCATATACATTACATTTTGTTCATCCTAACCAAGTAAGAAAGCATAGAACCATTATAGCATTTGATCTATTACCTACACTTCCCGATCATCAGTCAGTATAAATAACTGAAAAGTGTAGTGTCTAATGGCGATATCTAACGCTGTATCTCTTGCCAACCTAGCATCAGAAGATACTTTTGTCGTTGATAATGTTAACGACAGGGTTGGTATTAACTCTGCGACACCCACAACAACATTGGATGTCGGTGGAACTGTAACTGCTACCGCATTTGTTGGTGATGGTAGTGAACTGACTGGTGTAAGTGGGTTTGCCACCGCATTATCAACTGACCAAACATCACCACTGAATGTCTTCTTCAAGACACCACAGCAGGTAAATATTGCTGCTGGAACATCAATTCAAGTTGAATCAGATGCCACATCAGGCAATGTTGCTTTTATCAGAGAGAGTATTATTCATGTTGCCGTTGGTGCTACATTCAGAGTCGTAAATGGAACTCAACTCAATACTAATGTGCTTGGTGTTTTTTGATAAATAACTCATAGCAAAGGATTTTAGAACAAAATGTCTGAAATTAGGGTAAATAGAATTAAGGATGAAGCCGGTTCAGGTGCTGTAGAATTCACCGAAGGCGCGACTATTCCCAGTGGAAAGACGATCAGTGGATCTGGAACTCTTGCGGTTAACAGTTCAGGAACTGCCGCAGGATTAACAGGCACACCTGATATTACAGTTAGAAACATTATTGGCGCTGGAGCAACTTTTAGTGGCGTTTTAACTTATGAAGATGTAACTAACGTAGATTCTGTTGGTCTCATCACTGCCCGAACTGGTATTAAAGTTCTTGCTGGTGGTGTCAATATTGTTGGAGGTGGTATTACCGCCACTGGAATTGGAACGTTCCACGAAGGAGTACACTTTGAAAATCTTCTGGCAGAAGAAGTTAAGGTCACCGCTGGTAAGTTGAGTGATAACAATAACATCAGTATTGAAGATGGAATGGTTCATCTGTTTACCACGGCAGAATCCACCACATCAACACCTAATCTTAGATACAATGGTTCTACTGCACTCAATGTTAAAATGAGCATTGGTCAGAGTATTGTTGTTACGTTGATTACAACTGCAAATGCTAGTGCTTATTCCGCTAACCTTACAATTGATGGCGGTACTAATAGAACCATCAGATGGATTGGAGGTTCAGCTCCTTCTGATGGTGGAAGTAGTGGAGTTGATATTCACTCATATACTATTATCAAAACAGCTGATGATACCTACACCATTATTGGTAACCAAACCAAGACTTCTTGAGGAGGATAAGTAATGTCAGTTTTTAGCGATTTCTTTCATGTAAAGCAAACTCCAATCCTTTCTTTACTTGGAATGGGTGGTGGAGGAACTGGAACTGCTATTGGTGGCCCTACTGGGCCTGGTGGACTTAATGCTTCTGGTGGAAACGCAGAAGAATCTCCAGGAAATGGATACAAATACCACTTTTTTACAAGTCCTGGGAATTTTATAGTATCTAGTGCCGGTCCCGGTGAAATAGATTATCTGGTAATTGGTGGTGGCGGATCAGGTGGTAATGCTCCAGACAATGGTTCATACCTAGGTGCTGGTGGAGGTGGTGCTGGTGCTTTCATGACAGGACAGGTGACAACACTCCAAGCAGCAACCTATGCCATCGTTGTTGGCGATGGTGGTCTATATAATAACCCTGTACAGGGAAATCCCTCATCATATCCCGGACCCCTACAGCCAACTCCACTCAACGGACCCTTTCCTGCTAGCACAGGATGGGGTGGAGGCAAGGGTAATGATTCATCTTTTAATGCTCCTGGTGCTAATGGTGTTTCTGCTATAACAGCAGAAGGTGGTGGTGCTGGTGGTGGTGGAACTAATACACCTGGTAAAGCAGGTGCAGCTGGTGGATCTGCTGGTTCTCCTGGTGGATATGCTCCTGCTGAAACAATTGCGGGTTCAGGCGACCCATTCCCTGGATCTGGACCGTCATTCCCTGCACCAGCAAATGGGTGGGGAAATGACGCCACCGGTACTGGCAGTAACGGTGGTGGAGGCGGTGGTGCTGGCGGAACCAATCCTACCCACACTGGTGGTGATGGATTAGCGGCATTTAATGGCGATACTGGTATCCCAGCAAGTTATGGTAGACCTGGATCAGGTCCAGGCAGATACTTCGCAGGTGGTGGTGGCGGTGGTGCCGATGCTGCTGCCGGACCCTACCCTGGCACACATGGTGGTGGTGCTGGTGGAACCTCTACTACTACTTCTGCCAGAACTGGAGGTAATGCTTTTGCGAACACTGGATCTGGTGGTGGTGGAGCAGGTGCTGATGATTATCCTAATCCATCAACAAACGGTACGGGTGGATCGGGTGGATCTGGTATTGTAATTATCAGATACTTGGTATAGAGTAGAGATAGATTAAAACTGAATGTGAATCATCAATATTATTTTATGGGCGGAATGGCACGCAGTGGATCAACTCTACTGTGTGCTATTTTGCAGCAAAATCCAAAGTTATTTGTTTCAGAACAATCACCAGTATGTGATCTGACCTATAAGTTAAATCTTCTTTTTGATAGTAATATATTTTATCAAGGTTGTCCTAACGAACAAAGAAGAATAAACACACTTAAAGGACTGATTGATAACTATTATCAAGATGTTCAGCAAGAGATAGTTATTGATAAGTTTAGATCTTGGGGGACACCATATAATTTTAGTATGATAAAGTCTCTTTACACGAATAATGTAAAAATTATTTGCCCTGTAAGAGATGTAATTGAGTGTATATCATCTTTTTTGGTTTTAATTAAGAAAAATAAGAATAAGAAGTCATTTGTTGATATTAGGTTAGAATCCAAAGGATTAGATATAACTGATGAGAACAGGTGTGAAGAAATAGTTAATGGTGATGGTGGTCTAATGCATGATTTGTCCGCAATGGAACATTCAAAATATAAACCAGACAATTATCATTTTGTAGAATATAATAATCTAGTAAGTGATCCTGCTCATGTTGTGAGTGATCTCTATGAATTTTTAGAGATAGATTATTATGAGCATAATTTCAAATATATCAATTTTATCTCACAATCAAGAGATTCTGATTACTATGGAATACCCGAATTACATAAGGTAAGGAAGAAAATATCCAAGAGAAGTATAAATCCATCAGATATTTTACCAGATTCAATTATTCGTAAGTATAGCGGAATGGAATTTTGGAGAACCACTTGACAAACCGTCCACTAGACCCTCGCCTTGACAGGTGGGGGTCTTATAGTATGGAGGTCGGACAGAGACCCATGACTAAATTAGACAAATTGATCTTCGTCTCATCCTTCATCATCATGCTCCAATGGGGTGTGCGTCTTACACAGGTAGGTATCAATGCATTGTATTGAAGTATTGCCAGAGGACTCTACAATCGCTTGTAGGGGCACTGTGGACTGGTTTCTGATGGAATACCTATCTAACTTTGGTATTGACCTCATAGTGGAGCATAAAGATCTCTCTAATGAAGGTGTCACCGGTTGGTGTATGAAACTAGGACAAAATGAGTATATGATTCAAATCCACAATCAACTTGATGGAGATGAATACACCTCTACTATTTTACATGAGTTGTATCATGTATACCAACATCTAAACAACTTACCTCAATGTGAGATGTGTGCCTATCAAGCAGAGCGACAACTGCTTGACAGATACCGCAAAGATGTGTAGACTAGGTTTGTCGCCTTTGAAGGACCAGCTTTAACTAACTAGAACATGAAGACCAAATTTATTACAGTCAAACCAAAAAGCATCAAAGCAAAGAATAGGTTTGCCAACCTGATGAATGGACTTCATTCTTGTAGGGTTGAGAAAGAGGACCAGGAAAAGATGTTCCTTGCTTCTATCACTGAAATGTACTTCTTCTGGATGAAGAAGGAAAACGATACCAATTGGGAGATTATCAAATGACAATTTCATATGACAAAACATGGGAAGTCATGAACTCCCTTGAAGAATCATTCAATCGTATCAAGGCACTGGAAGATATGGTTGAGGATTTGATTAAGGCGGTAAACAATGGAGATCAAGAATCCATTGTCGATATTAGTCATGCTATCAATGCTTATCTCCCGGTATATTGCCGTCAGTATGAGGAAGCATCATTACGAGCATGGAACAATACTGTGCTTGAAGTAAGAAAGATTGACAATCCTTATAGGAAAGTCAACAACAAAAAGGATAAACTTGAAGAGACTATCAGAAACATTAATTTTGATAATGTAGACATCGATTTGAGTTGAATCATGACCTATAAAGGAAAACCATCTCCAGAAGAGATTGAATCCATGGAGAAAGCAACCAAAGATGCTGGTATTGTTGCCATTCATCCCGATAAACTTGAAGAGTTTGCTGCCCACCTTGTTAACAAATTGAAAAATGAACGAGAAGATCAACGAGATTGAACCTCAAGACATTGAGGATTTTCTCAAAGAATGTCTTGCCGAGGCAGAAAAGATTGGTGTATCATTGGATTACTATCTTGAAGAGTTTGTATGAATGAACGAGAAAGATTAATCATTGCTCTTAATCAGATTGACAACGTGACTAATCTGTTGAAGGATAATGAGTGGAAAATCTATCTGTATAATCATCTCTCTCCAATCAAATATGAATTGGAGAGACAGTTGACAAATTTACAGAATCCCCCTACAATTGAGGAGTAACAACAGGAGCAGATGAAACACCTTTACATTGTTGACCATTTCGTGCCATTCCCACAATCAGAGTATGGTGGAGTCTGGAATGTTGTTGCCGACAACGATGAACAATGCTTTGATATTATTGTATGTGATGATGATGACCTAAACATTGGTTGTTATACTCAACTACGAGAGAATATTCGCAAGGCAGATAAATACGCATTAGTTGACGAAGTAGAGTCCAAAGTCGTTTCTTCTTTTCTCACCTAAAATGAAAGCAACTAATCCAGAGAGTCCTCTTTACGATCCCACTGACAAATACCTTAAGTATAAGGTAGACTTTGATGCTAACGAAAAGCACGAAGAAGATGAGTGGGATAAAGAACATGATGGCAAAATTAGTGATTGGCATAATAGGCATCAAGATAAACTTCTAGATGATTTTTGTAATGATCATCCTGGAGCGCCACAGTGTAAGGTTTTTGACGAATGACTGACAAACAAAAAGCAGCACTTGGTCTAATGATTGAGAGTGTCCTTAAACCAGACGCCAAACTTCGTGGTTGTGCTTATAATCAGGACTGCTATGATGAATTGATGGAGTGGCGTAGTAAGATGTTAGATATGCTGTATGATTATGAAAGAGCAAAACAAACAGTTTGAGCAAATTTGGTGGGAGATGGAGTCTATTGAACCCCTAACTCCCCTGACCTCTCGTAATGAAACCAATGAAATTCCTCCTGGAGTACGATCAACCCAAGAAGAAAGGTTACGGTCGTAAGAAAGCAGTATTCTTTGATATTCGTGATGCTATGATGTGGGAGCGTCACGTTTTACAGCAGGGTTGTAAGAACCCACAGATTCGCCCACTCTGATTTATTATGGAACTCCCAATTGATTTTCCCCATGTTGCCCCCGAAGGTTTCTCATATAAAGTTGAACAGTTCAAGAAGAATATCGACGCTATATGGTTGTGTCATCCTGATAAATATACTTTCACTAGTGATCCTGTTCGGACTATCTGGGGATTCATCAAATACAAGAGAATCAAGGGAAGCAGTTCGCACACTTACCATGCCCCCATCAACTGTAATAAAGTAGGTGCTGGAGTAGATATAAATGATACTAGGGTTTATACTGCTATGCAGTTAAATCTAACACCCCTAGAGAAGGCATTTTCATGAAAGAACTAGATCCATCAACTATATCTTTATCAACACCATCTAAATCATTTGCCTATGAAAAGTTATCAAGAGATATTGAAAGTTGTAATGATATTGAAGCACTAAAAGACGCACTTCGGTGTTATGTCAAACTATACTTCAAGCAACAAGAAACTATGTCATTTATTGGATTGCCAAGTATCAGTGATGGGAATGATGGAAACTCGTAAAGAGAAACTAAAATTTGAATATCTCACCCCAAAGATTGATGATTATGTAAGATGGACTCGTTCTACTGGTTTAATAGACGAGGGGTGGGTATACTTTGTTGATGAAGATTATATCACAATTGAAGTTGGTGTAAAGGATAAACCCAAATGTCAATATACAAAAGATGAAAAACATAAAAAGACTCATAGTCTGATTGTGTGTCAAAAGTGGTACTGGCATGAGATTGAATATATAAGAAGCAGAAATTCGTCAATGGAACAATGAGAAAATTATTATTAGCACTCGCAGCATCTGTGAGTCTTTCCACACCCACATTAGCTAATGATTTTCAGTCAAACCCACTTGAATATCCTGATGATTACTTTACGAATCATTCAATGGGTTGTCTTCTTTTACAAGAGTGTAAAGATGGTGTTGTGGAAGTTACTTCCATCAAGACAATTGAAGATCATTACGGTACGTCATACGATGTAGTAAGATCTGAATTCACCGAATTACTTAAATATATCAATGCGGTAGGTTCAAAGGTATATCTGGCACCAGAAGAATACTTCCCACCCGGACATCGTGGGGTATATCATACAGTCAGCAATCATTTCTATTTGAATGATCGTTTCATGAAAAGACCAGGCACCTTGATGTCAGTAATGCGCCATGAGGGATGGCACATGGCACAAGATTGTATGGCAGGAGATATTAAGAACACATATATTGCTGTTATCTTTGATGACAAGAAGATTCCACAACTGTGGAAAGACATGGCAAAGGATACTTATCCCAAACAGGTATTACCTTGGGAACAAGAAGCAATGTGGACAGGTAGAACTGAAGGCATGACAGTTGCTGCTCTCAAAGCATGTAAGACAGGTAAGATGTGGACAATTTATCAACCAACTCCTTTAACCAAACAATTCTTATTAGATAAAGGATTTATTAAAAACTAAATTATCCATGTGGAGATTGTGGGCACTTGCTCTCGGTAGGAAAGAGGGTAGGAATCAGAGGGATGCGGATAAAATTGCCATCATCCGCACACTTATCATGGCACAATTAGTCATCACGAACCTCTTTATTGTGTCAGGAAATGTTAAAAACCTATTCTTTGACACTAAATACATTCATTGTCCAGTCCAACAACTGACCACCACCCCTTGACTGCGGGTGGATTTCGTACTATATTGTTAAAGTAGTTCAGGAGTTCACCATGCCTTTCGCTTACGTCCCTCAAAAAGCAAAGTTTCGCGTCACTCTAGAATTAGATGTGATGGATGACTTTCAACCACATAATATTGATTGGGAGAAAGTTCTAGACATTCAAGGTTCAGAAAAAGTGAATGCTTATATCGAGGACTTGTCCACACCCGATACATGGTGAACTAAATTAGTCAGGAAGACTAAATAAAATATATTAGTCTTCCTGTTATGGCGTATCATATTACAAGACCCGGCAAATTAGACGGACGTACCATGTACTATCATGGTGGAAATCGTTGGTCTGATGAATCAGTGGGTAGGGTTAGTTATTCTACCAAAGCAAAAGCAGATGCTATGCTTGTAAATACCGATGGCAAAAATGGTGGATTTGATGGTGCTTCCGTCGTACAATCATGAAGACATTTCAACAATTCATGGAGGATATTGATCCCCAAGATAATCCTCTCAACCAAGCAAATAAGAACGCTGAATATCGTCAGAGAAGACAGAAAGCAAAACAGCGTAAGATGGCACATCAGCATACCACCACTAACATGGAGGCGTATGATCCTGAAGTCCAAGGTAGATCTCAAATCAAACAGACCGGTGCTGATGGTAGAAAAGAACCTAAAAGAGATACTGGTTCAAGAAGACGACCAGGTGTAAAACCTAGGGTCAAGGCAACAGGTGGTGGCAAATCTGCCCCTGTGGGTGAATATAAGACTAGAAAGGATGTTGGTACTACCAAAGCAAGATCTGAACGTGAACAACAACCAACAAAAGAAAGAGGGTCAGCAGAGGTAAAACAATCCTATGCTGATAAAGTGAAAGCAGAGAGGAAGAAAGCAGCACAGGCAAGAATTGCCGCCAAAAAAGGTGGTGGTGATGCGAAGAAACCTGCCACATCTACAAAAGATGCTAGTAAAGAAGCATCTAAACTCCTGAAAAAGAAAGAGACTAAATCTGTCTCTCCTGATTATAAACCAGCAAAGGCATCTGGTATGACTCGTCAGGAAAGAATGAAGCAGCAACGTAAAGGCGAAACAATGCTGCGTGGTATCATGAAAGACCAAGAAACTGCCAAGTATAAGAAAGAAACAGGCACAAATCCTGATGCCAAGGGTAGAACCAAGATCATGGGTAGAGTCCACAAGAGGATGTCAACATGAAATCTTTTCAAGAGTTTATTACAGAGGGTCCACAAGGTGTTGCTGATTATTCTACATCAGGCACCGAAGGTGGTTCATATAAATCATTTAAGAAAAGACCTAGAACTGGTTTAGGTTCTGCCTTGAAAGGTGCTGCTAAAGGTGCGGTTCAAAGTATCAAGAATGCTGGTAAGAATACAGCAGGTTCTGAACAGAAACGCAAACCAGCACCATATAGAATGAAGAATAAAGAAGCAACACCTAAACCTGAAAAGGGTGGAGCATTAGCGAAGACTAAAAAGACAACCTCTGATGTTATTAAAACAGCAGCAAAAACTGCTGCTAAAACTGCTGCTAAAACTGCTGTTAAATCACGTCCTATGCTAGGAACAGCACAACGTGGTGATATTAAAAAGAAACTAGCAGGAACACCACAACGTAAGGCATTAAAACCTGGTTCTTCATCAATAACGAAGAGACCAGAATCTAAACCTGCCACACAATCAGGAATTAAACCAGTTAGAGTTACTGTACTCGGACCAAAGAGGGCAGGTTATATTGGTTCAGGTGATAAAAAGAAAGTAACTGGTAGTGGTTCTCAAAAGGCATTATCACCCTCCAAGAATAATCAAAAGGTGACAGCAAACACACCTAATAAGAATAAACCACCACAGAAACAACTTGCTGCTGCTAATTGACAGGTATTATTGTTAGTTACCTCGGAATGTCCACTATGGTGTAGACAACGAGAAAACAATGAATCTTGACAATCAACTGATTAGTATAGTTGAAAGGTTACAAGATGCTGTAAGAGTCTGCGATGAAGTAGATTCAAGGGAGGAAAGTGGTGTCGAAAGGACTTATCCTTACGCCACGGGATACTCCACCTATGCCATGAGATACTGTGTCGATGATTTGAATAGAATCATTGAAGAATATCGTGACATCACATGTGAGCAAGAATAAAGTTAGTAACCTCCAAACGTCCACTACATCGTAATCATCAATCATCATGAACAATTCTTCAACCATCCTTCGTGAACTTCAAGAACTCCGCAAAGTGTGGAGAGATAATAACTTTAACTGGACAAAAGAGCAGCAAGCACGGTATAATGAACTTACTGATCTTCGTCGGGCATTTATCGCACATTGGGAAGAGAATGGTCTAGTTTGGAAAGGTCCATCTAACGTAGGCAAAGCAACAACAACAGCAGAAGAATCTGCCGCCTGATCATCTTATCTTTTTTATCATGAGTTTACTTGACATCATTGAACAGTACGAAACCGAAGTTGATAAACTTCCCCAGACTCATTTTGAGTTGGGTGGTGGTGCTGCTCGGTCAGCATCTGGTCTAGTTTATGAAAACTTGATTGAAAGAACTTGTGATAAATTGGGACTAGATGCTCGCAGAAATGATTACAAACGTACCGAGGAGGTTGATGGCACTTGCCTGAAGAATCTTCAGGTTGATAAACACATCTACCACAACGATGTGATGACGAAAGCAGTCGAATCTAAATGTTATTTGGATGCTTGCTATCTCAAACGTGCTGTAATGGACTTCATTGAACTGGATCAATCTCCTGATGTTCCTGACAATGTAGAGTACGCAATCTTCGCTGGACAAAATGCCTGTGGGAAGGATGCTTTTGCCTACTATCTTGCTTTTTTCAAAAAGATTACAGGCAAGGAAGTGAAGATCTTTTTTGTCAATCCTTCGCGTAAGCGTTCATCTTCTCGTTCTATCTACAAAGAAGAGTATCGTGAGGACTTTAGACTTGACACCTCTGTCTATAATGAGTTCATCGATTGGTTGAAATGATGTTATACAACGATGATATGTTCAATGTTCTGGGTAATCTTGAACCCCAGAGCATTGATCTTCTATTAACAGATTTTCCCTATGGGACATTAAACAAGTCTCGCAATCAGTGGGATCGTATCATCGATTATGATAGATTTTGGGAGATTGTTGGTGTAATTTGTAAACCAAATTGTGCGATTATATCAACAGCAGCACAACCATTCACATCTGTATTGATCTCTACAAACTACAGAGATTTCAAGTATAATCTAGTATGGGAGAAGAGCAAGGCAACTGGTTACTTAAATGCTAAAAAGCAACCGATGAGAGCACATGAGGACATTGTAGTTTTCTACAAGAAACAACCAACTTACAATCCACAGATGACATCGGGTGACCCATATGACAAGGGTAAAGCATTACGAGACTGCGAACAATATGGTAAACAAACCAAAGCAGTTCACGTCAAAAATGAGGAGGGAACACGTTATCCTAGAAGTGTGATATACTTTAAGACAGCAGAAAGTGAGGGTAAGTTTCACCCCACACAGAAACCTGTTGAACTTTATAGATGGTTAGTGAGAACATATTCAAACCCTGGTGATACTGTACTTGACCCTTGTATGGGTGCCGGAACAACTGGAATAGCAGCAAATATGGAAGATAGAAAGTTTATTGGGATTGAACGAGAAAAAGAATACTTTGATAGGGCAGTAAGTCGTATCAACGTAGGTAAACTTCCATTATGATATTGTTAGTTACCTCCAAATGTCCTCTATATTGTAACCAACTGATTTGATGACCGTAACTCTTCGCCCTCATCAGCAAGACGCACTTAACGCCCTTAAAGTTAATTCTATTGGTCAGTGTATCTTTCCCACTGGCGGTGGTAAGACTCTGGTCGCAATCATGGACGCTGTGCGTCGTTTTGAGATCAAAGTTCCTCGTAATATTGTTGTTGTTTGTCCTCGTATTTTGCTCGCAGAACAACTCTCTTCCGAGTTTCTTGAGCATGTGACTAATGCTAATGTCCTTCATGTTCACAGTGGAGAGACAAAGCATTTCAGAACTACGAAGTCTGATCGTATCAAACTGTTTGTCTCTATGTGTGAGACAGTGCGTGAGCATACTATTATCTTCACCACTTATCATTCTCTCCATCGTGTTGTTGAGGCAGATATTCCTGTCGATACAATCTACTTTGATGAGGCACATAACAGTGTTCAGCGTAACTTCTATCCTTCGGTTGAGCACTTTAGCAAGAAGGCAGATCGTTGCTACTATTTCACAGCAACCCGCAAGACTTCTGTCACTCCCAACAAACCAGGCATGAACAATGCTGATGTTTATGGTCAGATTATCTCGCGTGTTTCTGCTCCTAAACTGGTAGAAGGTAAGTTCATTCTTCCTCCTAAAGTGAAGGTTATTGACATGGCGAAAATGCCAGTCAAGTCCATCAGTCCTGGCATGGATTCTAACAATATCATCAGGACTATTGATGACATCGGCATCAAGAAGATTCTCACCTGTGTGAGAACCACCAAGCAACTTATCAATCTGTTTCAGACTGATTTTGCTTATCAACTTGAGAAGCGTGGATATGATTATCTCTACATCACTTCCAAGACTGGTGCTGTTATCAATGGCAAGAAAGTATCCCGCGAGAAGTTCTTTGAAGTTCTGAACGCTTGGGGTAAAGATCCTGATCGCAAGTTTGTTGTACTTCATCGTTCAATCCTTGCTGAAGGTATCAATGTGTCTGAACTTGAATGTGTTATCTTCCTGCGTAACATGGATGTCATTGAGATGACACAGACTGTGGGTCGTGTGCTCCGTAAGGGTGGCGATTCCAAGTCCTATGGTCTACTTTGTGTCCCTGTTTATTCCAATGTGGGTATCGCTACCGAGCGAGCATTACAGAGGGTTGTTGACACCGTGTTTGAAAAAGGTGAAATCATGGATTCTGTTGTAAGGAGGTAATCATGGAACTAAAAGATCATGAAGTGGGGATTCTTTCTTGTTTGCTTCGGAATTGTAAATCCAAGTATAGGTATGAACTTAATGGAGCAGAGCAAATCATAACCAAGATTTGTAATGAATCCCGTAGAATCACGGTAAAAGAGGCACGGAAGAGATTAGTATGAAAATAACATATATCAGAACAAGTTTGCTTGATGCTGTACCATACGAGGAGGGATTCATCGTCGGTAAGTATGATGATCCCAAAATGTATGCTGCTGTGCCTATTGCTGGCAACACAACTAAACTCGCTGTTGTTCATCAAGCAAACGTACTTAAAGTGTGTAGAAACAGACAATCAGCAATAAACTTTATAGATAAACACAAGCGATCCCGTAAAAAGTCATGATGAAGAAACTAAAGACCGTAGCAGAGTTAAAAACCTATGTCAATTCATTGGAATCAAAATTAACTGCCAAGGCACCATGTGCGGCGTGGATCATCACTAATGATGATCTTTTGACAGAAGCTGAAGATTCTACAAATTTAGAGAAAGTATCATCAACTGATGCTAAAATGATCCTGGACGCAATCAATTTGGAAGATCATGAATATATCGTTGAAACTATCGAACAAGTGATTGATAATGAACTATCCTCGCGAGGATTCTAAAGCATTATTGTTAGTAACCTCCAAACGTCTTCTATAGTATGGCAAACACTCATCTCGAACACCCCGAAGATACTATCCTTACGGGTGATCTTTCTATTTTTGATGACCTTTATGGGTCAGCATTTCACATCGGTCTGAAGATTGATGGTGCTCCTGCTATTGTTTGGGGCACTTATCAGGGCAAATTCTTTGTATGTACCAAGGCAGCATTCAACAAGAAAAAGATTCGCCTCTGTTACACCGTTGAAGACATCCACCAGCATTTTGGACATCAGGAAGATGTTGCTGACCTGCTGTATTTGATGCTTAAGTATCTTCCACGCACGGAAGGTGTGTATCAGGGTGACTTTATTGGTTTCGGTCGTCAGAGTGAATTTACCAACAACACTTTGACTTATATCTTCCCCGAGAAGATTGAGCAGAAACTTGTCATCGCACCTCATACAAAGTATTACGTTGACGGTGATCTTTGTGATGCTACTCCTCTGCCATTGCGTGAATCTTTTGATGATACTGTTCATGTTAAGTTCGTAATGCCTTCGGTTGATCGTATCCATCGTGATGAAGATCTGCCAGAGATTGACACTAGCAGGGTTCAGTTCCTGACACCAAAGCAGGCAAATCGTGCCAAGCAAGCAATCAATCAACTGGTCGCATCTGGTTACAAACTTGATGACGAGATCCTTACAACTATTTTGCGTTGTAATTATCTTGCCAACCTGTATTTGTGGGTCATTGAGCGTAAGCAAGAGATGATTGAGGACATGATTGTTTACTCTGACTTTCAAACTTTCCTGCCCAATGGTGACCCAACTGTGGGTGAGGGTTTTGTATACTGGACACTAAATGGTGCCATCAAACTTGTCAACCGTGAAGAGTTCAGTTATGCTAACTTCACCAACAGCAGATTCAAGTAATTATTGTTAGTTACCTTCAAACGTCCACACTATTGTAAGCATCAACGGGCAATTAAGTCCGAGATACTATGAAACAATTCTTTCAAGATGTTCTGACCCTTGGTTATAAATCAAACAGTCAGGATAATCCACTTCATGAACAACAGGTTGAAGAACTTCTGATCAAACATAACATTGATTATGTTGCTCAACCTAACGGAATCCAGAACAGTCCTGATTTTAGAGTAACACTCCCAACAGGTAAAACTGTTGACCTTGAGTGTAAGTCAAGCAAGCAAACTTTCCCCACTTACAATGGTGGTTTGCCCAAAAAAGGTGTGGTTTACATCTTTTCTAGTGCCAGATACAATGAGACTACGATATTCTTTGCTGATGATATTGTCAGCGATAAGAAACGCCAACAGTTCACTAATCTGACTGAAGAACTTAACGCAGTTCTCAAAATGTATCAGATGGAAGAAGATTGGCAAGAAGATTCACGCGGATTTGACTTTTATATTCGCAACATGTATACTCAAAGTGGTGCTGGAAAGAAAGATTATTTCAAACACTCTGAACGCCAAACCTGCGAATCTAATGTTCTCAATCACTGCTGGTAATTGTCAAGAGATTCTTCCCACTTATGGGGAGAATCTTTTTCATGCTTGTATCACTGACCCGCCCTATGGTATGGGTATGGATTCATGGGATTATGCTGTCCCCACTGTAGAGATCTGGCGTGAGGTTTATAGAACTTTAAGACCGGGTGCGTTCTTGTTATCTTTCTGTTCTCCTGAATTGTATCACCGAATGGCGGTGAATGTGGAGGATGCTGGTTTTACTATTAAAGACCAGATTATGTGGATGACTACCACCAAGATGCCTAAACATAACAGACTAAAACCTGCTCACGAACCGATTGTTGTAGCACAGAAACCATACAAAGGTTCACTACAAAGTAACTTTGAGCAGTGGGGATGTGGCATCATAGATGTAGATAATACCCGTGTGCCATGGGATAAAGAACCACCAAAAGGTTGGGTTGCTGGTGGTGCTCGTCGTCGCACATTTGGCAAGGAAGGTAACACAAAGGGAACTGGTGCTGAATATGGCACAAAGGACGCAAATCCTGCTGGTAGGTATCCATCAAACATCATTGGTGAGGTACAACCAGAGCATCAAAAATACTTCTATGCTCCACGCGCAACCAGAAAAGAGAAGGGGGAAGATAACAACCACCCTACTGTAAAACCAGTCAGTCTGATGGAGTATCTCGTAAAGATTTACAGTCCTATTGGTGGACAAGTCCTTGATCCTTTCTGTGGTTCAGGTACAACGGGTGTGGGATGTATCAATATTGATAGAGAGTTTGTTGGTATAGATTTGTCAGAAGATTATGTTCAAATAGCAAAAGAGCGTTGTAATAAAGTTAGTAACCTCCAAAGGTCCGCTATAGTATGAATACTACTAAAGCGATCTCAATCCTCTCCGAACACTACCAGGCACCCTATGTGGGTTCCTACGTTGTTACCGTAACAGGTAATCTCGTTGAGGACATTATGAATGAAGGTGATGAGGGTAAAACCTTTCACAAGTGGGCAACATCTCCTCTCCCGAGTGTTGTTGAAGAATCCAATCTGATCCCTCTCGCTAATCACTACTCATGAACAAAGCAGTCGAAAAACATCTAGCAGACCCATACAATCGCCTTCGCTATTTGTATGATTTTCTGGACAGAGATGATGATGATGACATGAACGCAAAATGTTATCCACGAATCTATCACTATCTCTCAACTGTAACTGACTCTGAATCACATTATTAATCATGACTGGTAAGCAACTCACAGCACTGACAATCGGTGCTGGTTCGTATCCACTTGGCATCGCATTATTGTTGTTGGGTGTTGCTTGGGCACCACTAATCTGGATTTCAATTATTCCCTCTGCCGTTTATCTTGGCATCACAAAAGCATGACTAAAACACAACTTCTGAAAGTTATTAAAGAAACTGCTTCTCCGCATAAACTCAACAGAGAGCAGAAGTTTCAAGTATTTTGTGGAGTTTGCGATAATATGCTATCAGAGCATCGTATCACACAAGAGCAACATATTAAATGGACAAATATCTTCTGATTATTGTTAGTAACCTCCAAACGTCCACTATAGTATAAGACACAATCCTCAAATGCCTAACACCGACCTCCTCCTAAAGTACGAGCAAGGTATCATCGAAGAACATGAGTTCTTGACACTTTTCCAAGAAATCTTTGATACAAAAGCATATCAATGGTTACAGGGTCATTATGGTAGAACTTGTGAAGCACTTTACGACCAAGGTTTAATCAAATGAGTTATCCTCTCGGCATTGATAATCCCATCATTGTAAAAGGTGTATGGGGTTCACATAAGTGGGCAATCTATTGGAGGGATGACTTCATTAAGATTGCTACATTTAATTCACAACATCAAGCATATCAAGCACGTCAAACTATTCTGGAGTCTCTCTAATGTCTGTTGTATTTGACACTGAAAAAGGTGAACTCTGTCAGATTGAATGCTGGCAGGATGAAGATCGTGAAGAAAGATATGAAGATGGTGACCATGATTTGATCTGGATTGATAGAATCCACGAACCACTATACGGCAACGTTGAGAACTTTATCGCTGAAAAGTATGCTGACATCAGTGATAGTATTTGGATAGATGTTCGTGCCTGTCGTTCATCAACCGTGACCGTATTTGAGAAGGGTGATGAAGAATTTGGTTTGTTTGGTAATGACATATCAGTGGATGAAATTGGTGATGATTGTCTAGGTGGCAATGATTATCTCTGGCACAATTGTAAACTTATCAGTCGCTATTCTCTCTCTTAATTGACATGACTCAACAAATCTGTAAAGGTCGTTGGATTGATAGTTCAGGTCGAACTCATAACTTTGAGATCGAATCTGACCGTGCTGAAAGATCTCACATCATAGATCTTGTGGAGGCGAGGTATCCTGCGGAGAAAGTCTTCGTTAATAGTGTACGACCTGCCGCGAGACATGTCTCTGAGAAAAAAGATTCACAAGACCCATATTTCTGGAGTTTGACCTCCAAACCACACCCTAATTGTGTAAATGGTCCTACATCAGGAACCGAATCTGGCACATACAATAATAATGACGGTGGTGGTAATTTTATCACCAGTGGCATCAGTTTCGGTCAGGCAGTTGGTATCTGGGTGATCATTTTTGGTGCGATTGGATTGTTCATGGTATGGGCATTGTTGCCGCTGTTTGGTGTACTTGGTGGCGCATTTGTTGGTTACAAGTATACTAGCAAATTCACGCAAAATAGTAACTTCCACACCCGTTTTTGGTTGGTCCTCGTTATCACTATCGCGGCAATGACCGGAGGTGGTTATTTGGGATCAGGCATCCATAATATCACCGGATACAATAGCACACCGCAGCAAGTATCCCAGTAGATTGTTAGTAACCTCCAAATGTCCCCTATGGTGTAAGCAACAATCAATCGATGACAATCACTGAAAAGAATCAACAACAATATGATCTTCGCCAGAAGATGTATGAAGCACAATTAACCGTTGATTTCTGTAAAGAAAGGATTGCTCATCTTGAGCGTGTATATCAGTCACAGTTTGAAACACCTCTGTTTGAGGAAATGTTCGGAGGTTAAAGTTAGTAACCTCCAAATGTCCCCTATAGTGTAATCACCTCACGAATCCATGACAACCACACTTAACACCGATAAAACAACCTTCCTCGTTGAATCTTTGGTGGAGCAACTTAATGACCGTTTCAAGGTAGATTCTATTGAATCTGGACACTCTGTTTATACTCAGGTTGAGTATGAATGCGGTCGTAAGTATCTCAAACTGTGGACATATCTTGTTGGTAGTGAGGGCAGAATCCGTGGACGTTCATGTTATGCGTTCGTTGATAAAGAGACTGGTAATGTATACAAACCAGCATCATACAAAGCACCTGCCAAGGGCATAAGATTTCAGATTGATCAACTAGCAAACCAACCTGACATTTGTGATCCTTACGGGAGTTTCTTGTATGTTCGATGATACTCTGCGTCAACTTCGTAAACTTTCAATCTACAAACCGATGAACTTTCAAGTCAAATCTATCAACCTGGATTTTGAAGATGATAACTTTGAGTTATCACCAACAGAACAGATTAGGATCCTGGATGAGGTTAAATCCCACACCTGGCAGGCAATTGATGGTGATGATTTAGTAGAAGAGATTACATCAGCAACAGGATTCTGCGTCAATAGTATAGACTATATCCCATCATTTCCTGTGCCTAGTGTATACACTGACACACCACTAGCGGAAGAGTATTATGGGGGATAATAGGTTGATAGATTGTTAGTAACCTCCAAATGTCCCCTATAGTGTAACCACGCTTTCAATTCTTTCAAATGACACTTTCCGCTCCAATCTTCGCAACATTTGCTCAAGCAAACCCAGATTTCAGCGGTGCCTATATTGCTGTGACCGATAATGATATTTCAACCGCTGCTCTTTTCGATTGTAAAACTACACTCTATGCTCACATTCTGAATGAGTTTGAAGAGAACGGGGCAGAGCAAGTTCAGACCACGATATTAGGTTCTGATGGTAAGATTGAGACTAGATTGAACTCCAAGATGGCAATCTATCAGACCTCCGAGGATTGCTACAAAGGCGGTCTGATTGAACCTGAAGTCGGACAAAACATCTTCGTAACATACTATCAGCAAAGCGTCCGTCGCTGATACATAATCGGGGCATTCCTGCCCCTCTCT